CATATTTCTATCAAATGAGGGAGAAGGTGGTGCAGATGAATCTGAACCTGCTGTTAGGGGAGTTAGTTTAGAGAAATGGTTAAATGAATTACTAGATGATTATAAAAGTCACTTTCATCCAACTGGTGTAGGTCCATCCGGACCACCTGCTGCACCAACACCAATAGTAATAGGCCAGTTGAAAGGAAAACACATTGATTATCAACAGAAAGATAAATAAGATATATAATTCTATAAAACCAATATAACATGCCAGCAAAGTGGCCTTTATTTATAAATAACGTATCTACTAGATTAGACAGTAGAAGTACTGAAAGCATTCCAAAATTTGGAGAGTTTTTAGCTGCTGAATATGTTGGTGCTGTAGCAACTGCACAAACTCCATTTGGAAATACCCATAATAATACTGGTCAAAAACTAATACTTGTAGAGGGTTTTGATAAGGCTTTCAAAAAACTATATGAAGATTATAATACTTCCTTAGAAGATAGGAAAACAATCGAGAAGTATAGAGATATGATGGAAGGCTTGCCAACTGCAGATCTTAGTTTTGATGCAAATTGTGAAATTGAAAAATGGGCACTAGAAAATACAGATACTCTAGAAAAATTTAGATTTTATCCTCTATATAATTCAACATGTCCTGTTCCGTATCCAATCGAAGATACAGAACAAGGAGATTCTTTAGATTTTAATATAATAACAAAAGCGTCTTCTGATATTAATTCAGTCTCACATAACTATATAGTTAAATTCACACTATCAAAATACGATGATGAACAATCTTATAAGGTAAGATATTCATTAAACGAGGTTGAGCAAGGACTAGTGACAATCGGGAATGACGGATTCACAACCCTTAAAATACCGCAAGTTGCCGGTACATACACTTATAATTTTATTGAAATACTAAACAGTACTGGTGAGGATCTTATTAGAACTGTTAATAAATCTAAATCTATAACAATAGGTGACGGTGGTGTTCTTGAGAAATTAAGTGACATTGATGACTTATTACAAGGAGAGAATTCAGAATATCCTGAGGTTATTGAAAAAGAACCTAGGAATCCAATTCCAACAATGACTGACGAAGAACAGATAAATGCATTAGCAATGAGAGTTCTTGCACAAAACGACGGAACTAAATACTTTAAAACATGGGTTTATCGTTTGGGAAATTATGGTCTTTTTGCTACACTTGGATCAAAGGTTGAAAAAAGCATTAAAAAATTAGAAGATGCATGGCGAGCAGACGAGAAAACAACTTTAACGGGTGGTCAGAAAGGATTCACATTAGACGCTATACCTCCTATTGAAGTTGAAGATACTATAAATCAATATGTTTTCCAAGAAGAACATGAAGATAGAGTTGATGCAATACCTGCTGATCTTACAGCTGATTTTATATGTAAATTTATATATGTAAGATCATACGATGAGTCTACTAATTCAGGAGTTAGGGCTAGATCTCACGGTAGAAAGGTAAAACTTTATAAAGAGGAAAAGAAAAGATGGTGGGAAACGCAAATTAAATGGGCAAGATCTAAAGAGGAAGAGCTTAAACAAGATCAGGAAGAAGATGGAGTAGATCCCTATGAGATAATGGCATCAGCTGTTATTGCGTATTGGATGTCATCAACAGTACAGCCCTTTACATCAGCTCCACCGGTTCCACCTTGCAATGTACCACTACCGTTGGGTGGTATTTATGCGCCAATATATTATGGAAGTAAATCAATGCTAGCAAATGATTTAAGAAGGGCATGGAATAATGGTAAGATTTTTGAAGTCCAGCCGGCAAATCCAATAGCATCAAAATTAGTTGCAGCAGCAGTAGCAGTATCATTCGCTAAACATTTAGCATTATTAAAGTTTTTATATCTAGGAGGTATTACAACACCAGTAGGTCCAGTGCCTATGGTTGGATTCGTGCCTGTTGTATTTTAAAACGTATATATACATTATAATTATTTACACACAATTACTAACAATTTAAATTAAAAAAAGATGTCACAAGACGTTAAGAGAAAAAGACTTCCGGTAACAAACCCAGAGGTTGAAACTAAAAAAAGAGTAGAGATTGACTTTACTGAATATGCAAATGTTCCTATCAATGAATTTGATTGGGATGCGCATCAAGCAGATTGTCCTAGCCAAGGAAGAGTACATAATTCTAAGGTAAAGGCACCTAAAGGATGGACTGTATATTCAACAGCACCATACGCACAAGATTTTTTAAACATGTTAACAGGACATGAGGAATCTGTAGAAAACATCCAACAATTAAAAATTGAAAATGGTGGAATTTACGATGGAGTTATTGAGACAGTTAACGAAACATGGGTATCAGTTGATATTGGATATCGTGAATCTGTTTATGTTTCTGTTGTTAAAGAAGAGGCAAGCATTAGAGATCAATTTGTAGTAGGAAATAAAGTTAAAATTCAAGTTCTAGAATACGGTGGATCTAAAGGATATGTATTAGGTTCTATTTCAGCTGGAGTTAAGACCGCTGTTGTTGCTGAAATTATGGCATCAATTGAGGGTGGATCAACTGGCTATATGGGTACTGTTACTGAAATGATTCCGGGTGGTGGTTACATCGTTCGTATTCAAGGAATTGACTGTTTCATGCCAGGTTCATTAGCTGGAATTAATAAGTTAGTAGATTTTGAATCTATTATCGGAACGGATATGTATGTTGTTGCTGTGAGTTTCTCAGAGAAGAGAGGAACTATAGTAGTATGACATAGAGAATATCTTAAAGCTATGATTCCTTCTAGAATCGCAGAATTAAAAGAGAACATTGGAGAAGAAATTACAGGAAATGTTACAGGATCTGCAAAATACGGAGTATTTGTTGAATTCAACGAATGTTTAACTGGAATGATTCACGTTAACGACTTAACGCCTGAAATGTTAAAAGCTCATAAAGCTAGAGAGATTAATCCAGGGGTTGAAATAACTTTCAAAATTAAAGAAGTTGTTAGCGACACTAAGATTATATTAACTCAATTGGATCAAGCACCTTCGGTTGACTTATGGGACGGAATTGAAGACCGTATCAAAACACCAAGTGAAGTTGTAGGAACAGTTAGAGCTGTTAAAGATTATGGAATCTTTATAGATATTGAAAAAGGGGTTGCGGGATTATTACATATCTCAGAAATAGAAGATGTTTTAGAAACAACTGATATTAAACCAGGAGATAGCATTACAGTTCAAGTTACAAGAATTGATGCAGCTACTCGTAAGATCTTTTTAAAGATTTAATAAGTATATTTTTTAAGTAAACAACCCGAGATTTAATAGTCTCGGGTTTTTTATTGAGATTATCTTAATATAATTAGAATATATAAACTAACTTAAGTTTAATAGATAATCTAATATGAACACATTTAACGATTCAAATATATTAAAGAATGCCTTAGTTGGTGTCGAATTCGAATTTTATTCAAATCTTCCTATCGAAGAAACTGCCAAAAAACTTGGAAGTCTTTTAGATAAAAAGATTCAAGTAGAGACCAAAGCACATAGTGACTTTGAGCCAACTGCTGATCATTTCAAGCTCGAACCAGATATGAGTGGGGGTATTAAACTAATGGAATTGGTAACAGGCCCTATGCCATATTACAATGCTCGTTTAATGATTATAAACGTTTGTAAATGGATAGAAGAAAATGGATATACAAACGATCGTACTTCAATTCACTTAAACTTATCTTTTGATAAAAATAAAATAGAAAATAAGAATAGAATATCTAAGATGAATGTTCTTAAGTTTATTTTAGATTTTAAAGAAGATCAAGTGTTTAAATTCTTTCCAGTAAGAAAAGGATCTGCTTACGCTAAATCTATTAAATTTGTATTACCAAATAAAGATACATACTTCTTTGATGGTAAAACAATTAATCAACAGAATTTCACATATCCGGATTCTAAATATTATGGAATTAACTTTGATAAGAGACATAAAAATTATTTAGAGTTTAGATATATTGGTGGGGCTGATTGGGAAAAGAAAACCTCAATAGTTCTACACATGTTAGATCAATTTCTAGTACAACTTTGGAATTCTACTGAATCTATTCAATTTAACAGTCTTAATGCCTTAGAGTTAAAAAGAATACTTGCAGAGAATCAAAGAATTATAAGTGCTAGGAAAGATTGGAGAGCAATCGAAAAGAATTGGAAAGATATTCAATTCACCGTTGATTTACAAAAACAACCTCAGATTTTAGATCTACATTGGTCAAATATAAAAGAACAAGTCATGAGGCTATTCACGCATGGTTCTATAACTAAAGGTCATATTAATTATGATACCGATACTAGTAAGGTACAGGTTGACGGTGGTGAATTATCGTACTGTGTTGAAATTGAAGGTTATGATTTTGTAAATAGTAAAATAAAAGGAGAATTAATACATTGTGATTTATTTAGATGTGAATTAGATGGATCTGATATAAATGAATGTAACTTTTATGATAATTGTAAAATAGTGGGTTCTAAGGTAAAGAATTCATATGTACACCAATCATGTGAATTAGAAGATGCATATATTTATGGAACTACCGGTATTATGAAAGGTAAAATGACAGGTGGTATATTTAGAGAGGGAAAATACGATAAGAAAACAGCCAAATTTGATGGCACTGAAAAAATACTTTATACAGAAGTATAAAAAATAAATAAGGAAAATGAGTAATATATTTTTAGGAGATGAGACTTGGTTAGAAAATCCACAGTTTGGTAACGAGTGTTTTAATGAATTTGTAACTGAATTAGCAGAGGAAGTTACAGGATCTTGCATGATTCCAATGAACTTACCGAAAAAGGAGGTTCAAAATATAGTTAAAAGAGCAAAGAAATGGTTTTATAAAAATTATGAATATTCTGTTAAAGAAAGTTTCGTAGTATTGCCAGTATCTTTGTTTGATAGTGATCACTTTAAGGCAAATAGAAGCATTACATTACCAGGCCCTGATGCAACGACCGGTGGAAATGAGATATTCTCAGTATACGGGGTATTTGAAACTGGAAGTAGATGGGGAGGTTCTTCAGATATTAATTTCTCACAAGGAGATTTTTCAACTGAAAGAATGATGATGCAAGGAATGCATGGTGGAGCTTCAACAGCTGCAGGTGCTGAAAACCTACAATCATTTGTAATTAACGAAAGTTTTTATGATCTAGCTCGTCAGATTATTGAAAATCCTATCTCATTTAATTATAGTCAATTAACCCATGAATTAAAATTCACAGGTGGAACACCTCAAAAGGATGTTATATTAGAAGTATATGAAACTATTCCAGAATGTGCATTATTCGGAGATGAAGCATTCTTTAGATATTGTGCTGCAAAAATTAAAGTATCACTAGGTCAAAAATTATCTATATTTGGATTTAGTCTTCCTGGTAATATTGAAGTAAATGCAGATGCTATACAGGGATTAGGTGAAAACGAATTAGAAGCTGTAATAGAAGAAATAAAGAATGACGAAGGCACCGATTGGATGATGCATTCTTAAAGGTATATATACTATATGGAATTTTACGTAAAAAATGTTGGAGAACCAAACTTTAGCCCTGATAAACTACAGCAAGATGCTGAGATATCAATGTTATTAACTCAGATAGAAACTATTCTTTTCACTAGAAAGGGAGAGGTTTTAAATGATAAGGATTTTGGTGCAAATTTAGAAGATTATGTATATGAATTAAGATATAACGATTATATGTTAAAAAAATCAATACAAGATCAATTGAATGCATATGCTCCATTATCTAATAAATACAGTGTTGATATAGAAATAGATTACGCAGAAGAAACGGACAGACATGCTGTCTTTTTAGATATTATAGTTGATGGTAGAATCCAAATGGGTGTTTACGTATAAAATAGAATAAAAATAAAATGGCTGAATTTAAATTTTTAAATACTTCAAGAATTAAAGCAAATGAAATGATCTCAGATACGAGAACATACATTTCACGTTTATACGGAAGAACTAGTGAATTATTCACAACTGCTTCTCCGTTTTCTCAGATCTTGGATGTATTAACTGAACTAACAAAACTGGTATTCTTCTACATTGAAGATTCAACAGTTGAGCAGAATATATTAACTGCACAGAATCCTGAATCTATTTATGGACTTGCTAGATTAGCGGGACATGATTCCTTTAGAGGTGCTAGTGCTTATGGTGAAATTAAACTACGTTTAAATATATCAGCTAGTGAAACTTTAGCAGGGGATGCTCTTAATATTGTAAAGAATTCTACTATTAAATGTACTGAAAACGGATTAACATATATCTTAAAGACAAACAACGATAAATTTAGAATTGAAAAAAGCAATTCAGAATATATTTATATTCCAGTTGTTCAGGGAAAGATAGAATCTCAAACAGTAACTGGAACTGGTGAGAAATTACAATCATTTAACGTAATAGTTAAAGGTTTAACAGATCATCACTCGACTAGAGTAAGTGTTAATAGTGAACTATGGACCAAGTACGATTCATTATATGATATGAAAGTCGGTACTAAAGGATATTTAGTTAAGACTGGTATTTCAGGTGGGTTAGATATTTATTTTGGAAACGGTTCATTTGGCGCAATACCAACTGAAGGTGCTTCAATAGAGATAGAATACTTATTAACTGATGGATCTAAAGGAAATTTAACAGGTTCTAAAGATCTTACATTTAAATTTATTGATGAGGGTTTTGATTCACAGGGAGAAACATATGACTTAAACGAACTTTTAGAAGCTTCATTCACAGCTTCACCTAAAATGGGAGCAGATCAAGAATCAACGGAATTAACTAAACTTATAGCTCCTTTACAATCACATTCTTTTGTATTGGCAAATCCAAATTCATATGAACACTTTTTATCTAGATATGGAATGTTCTCTTATTTAGACGCGTATAATACAACTGATGATGGATATTTAGATGATGACAATGTTATCTATTTATTTATGCTACCAGATACTGCTAGAAAATTAACTAAGAACAAAGATTATTTTAATTTAGGATTAGATGAATTCTTTTTCTCAAGCGATGAAAAGAATGGTTTATTGGAATTATTAGAAAACAGTGGACAACAAATGGTTACTACTGAAGTTAAAATAGTAGAGCCTAGTGTTCAAAACTTTAGAATGGATGTTAAGGTAAGATATTTTGAAGGATATAATAAAGCAACAATGTATTCTGAAATTCGTGCAAAGATTTCAGACTATTTAATTAATATAACAAGAAGAGATCGTTTACCAAAATCAGATATCATTGCATTATTGGAAACAGTAGATGGTATAGATTCTGTAAATGTTAAATTTACAAGTAAAACAGAAGAAGACGCAAGGAGATTAGGTTATTATGTTCTTGAAAAAGTAACAGTAACACCATCAACTCCAGTATTAGAAGATATTGGAAATGGTAAATCCAAATATGTTTTCTTTAAAAGAACGGTTACGAAACAAAAAATTAACTTTGAACCTAACGCTGCATTACCAGAAGATGTAATAAACTTAGATTCTTTTGGAGATATTATTTTAGAAAAAGAAGAAGTTGCTCTTTTTAGAGGAGGTTGGGTAGATAGAGATAACGTGGCTGTTTTAGATGACGCTAAAATGGGAGAAATGGCAGCACTATCAATTTACTTTGATGAGCCTGCAGTACCAAATACAGTATTCTCTAAGATACAAGCTAAAAATAGAAAAGCATTATAATGGCTTCACTTATTCAAAATTTATTTAAAAGCAGACAGAGAAGAGATTCGGAAATACGTAGGACGGCTGTTGATAATCGCAAAAACCTAGGTAATGATTATAGTCAGAATGTTTTAAGAAAATCTATGTCAGCATATATTTTTAGAAATGATACAATGAATGATTTTGTAATATTAATCCAAAAATCATTCTCTGACTTAATTAATGCTGTGGCTTATTTAAAGGGATTCAAGTCATATACAACCAAAAAAGAAGATAAAAGATTCAGATAATGGCATATAATAATCTAAGATTTTTTGATAGTGATTCCAACGATTTAAATCTAGTCTTTAATACAGACTTAGACTTATGGCAAGGGGTTGCATATCTTCCACTGGTTTCAACAGGATTATATGAGACATTAACTCTCCATATTTTAGAGAATGTTGAAGGACAGCTGTTAGAAGACTTACACGTGACTCCAATTGCTGAAGTAGTTGGTGATGTTTCTTTTAAGTTTAGATTTTCAAATGACTATAATACAAGTGAAGATATATTTTTATATAGTGCTAAATCAAATGCTGGTGAAATACTAGTACAAAAAGATTTAGAACAATCTGCTACATTATTAGATAATAGTATTGAAGTAGACTATAATACAGTTACTGATAAAAAAATAGTAACTGCAAATTTAAAAGCGGATCCTATAATGGTACGTGCTGCTTTAAATTCTGAAGTTGAAGGATTTCACATTAGACCTCTTTCAATTATAGAAGTTGTCGATGGTGTAGAAACTAGAGAGATTGCAAGAATTAAAGTATATGGTGAAGTTGAAGGAGAAGATGAAAGATTAAGAACCTTACTAACTAATATTGGTATGAATCTTGACGATTTAGACTATTTCATATTTAAGGATTCAAACATTAACGAGCAATCACCTGATCACATCCTACTTAATCAAAAGAGAAAAGAGCTATTATTACAGGCTTCACAGATAAAGCCCTTTATAGGGACTTATAAAGCCTTGTTAAATGCTGTTGATTTCTTCGGATACGATAAGGTAACATTAAAAGAATATTGGTTAAACATAAATGAACAAAGTGAAAACTTTGGTAAATTAAAAGCTGTTGCAGTTCCTAATCAAGACGTTGTTGGTTTCTTAGCTGATAAAAATAAAACAACAGACCTACCAAATTCAAATCAAAAGAAGACTTCAAGGTTTTCTTTAGTATACAGATTAAATACACCAACTGGTAAACAGGACGAATGGGATATGCCTATTGTTGAAGAAGCTCTAGACTATTCTCCAGATGAAGTATTAATCAAATTATATGGATTAAAAAAGAAATTACAAAAAGATTACTTACCACTACAAGCTAAAATTGTAGATATTACAGGGGAAGGAGATTACTTCTCTCAATTTAATCAAAATGTTTGGAATAACCAACATAATATTAAAGCACAAGAAGCCGGTAGAGAATATACAGTAGAAAAGGTTCCAGCACTTAGAGATGTGTTTATGGAAGATCTTCGTTTAGTTGATTATAGACTTACAGGTTTTAATCAAGACTTTGAAGCAATACCTGCAATTGATAAATTAGAAATTTGTGATTCAATTGAAACATTCTATGCAGAATACTACGATAATAAATTAGATACGTTTAATACAATGGATGGAATTCCAATCGGAGCTCCTATCTCGTTACATATTGAAAAAGGATTAGAAGACTCGTGGGATTTTGCAGAATTTACATGGGAAGATGCTGGAGATGAATATTCTGGTAAGGGAGTTTATAACTTCTCAACTGATTTCACAACAGATCCTGAAGCTACATTTGCATATTTTAAAACCTTAGAAGATAACGGTAACAAATTATTAAACTGGGAAGATTGGTGGCATAGAGGTATTTATGAAATAGAATGGAAATTAATAGGACCTAATGGTTACAACAGATCTTTCAGAGGTCCTGTTTATGAATACAACCATTTCCCATTAACATTACCATATGTTGGATCATATACAGTTGAAGCACATGCTCATGATTTATATAACGTAACAAGTACACGAATTCAAAAAGATTGGATTGAAGTTAAAAATAAAAATGTTGAAGTTTACGGACTTACACAATTAGCACCAAAGAAATTAGATTGGCAAGAATATGTTTATTCATGGGATAAGTCAGGATCTAGTTGGGATTGGTCTAGAGAGAATACATTACCAGTATCAGATACTATTAGTACTTACTATTTAACAATGGATCGTGCTAACTATGTACAAGACCCTGAAGAAAATGGATTAGAATTCTCAACAGTTAGAAGATATAAAGATTCTACACGGCGTGATGGATTTAACGAAACATCAGGTCCTTATCAATGGTCAGCTTTAGACAATCACGTATGGGATGATGGTCCTGAAGTAACTTGGAAAATGACTAGAATAGGTTCAGATATTAATTCATCATTTCAAATATGGGCAGTACCCGGTAATCAATGGATTAATATTACACAAAAAGATCCAGGAACTGATGTAATTTCAAGGGATAGCTATCAAATAGTAAATATAATTCCACCAACGACATTTGCTATATCACAATGGCAGTTAATTGCAGATGAACTTAATAGTTTAGATTCTAACGAACATCCTATTTTAAGTAAATTTAATTTTAATCCAGTATATAGTGATATAGATGAGAATGACAATGTAACAGATGATCATTTGTTATACATACTAGCCGTTGCTGAAGAACCTGCAAGAACATATGATTTTAATGAAGTTTGGATGAGCCAAATAGAAAATAATTCACAATATATGACAGCTGTCCGTGAAAAAATAAACTTTGTAAGTTACAATCCAGGTTTCGATGATACATATATTATTAACGGATTAGTAGACTTACATAAATTAAATCACGTGACATTTTCATATGATTTAACTAATATGCCGGGAATAGTTTCACAAAACTGGAAGGTGACAAATAATACGTTAAATATCGATGATATATATTATAGTAATCAAGTATTAACTCATCTGTTTAAAGACAAAGGATATTACACAGTAGAATTAGAAATACAAGATTCAAACGGAAATAAGAATACAATAACAAAAAACATATTAAACATTATTTAAAATGGCAAGTATCACAACACTTTTAGGAACGGACAGCTTAGCATCATCAAGAATAGTCTTAAACGACAATTTTGCATCTATCAACGATGACTTAATTGAAGTTAGAGATTTATTAGATGTTAACTCGCAGACATTAACCTTAACCGGTGATGTTAATGCAAAACAATTAAACTTAAAAAATGGAGGAGCTAACTTATTTATAGTTAACACTTCAGATATTACTGCATCTTTACCATTTACAGTGGAAGATTCTTTAATATTAGGAGCAGGTTTAGAAAAATCAGTAGCAGCAGTAGCAGCAATGCCGTTGGCAAGCGCATACGCTAAATCAACATACGTATTAGATGCTTCTGTTTTAACAGGAACTAATGTAGTAGCTGATGGAAATGCAGGACAAGAAGCAACATTCATAGCGAGTGCTGGAGGTATTACAATTGACCCTTCTAATATTGCAGGAGTAACTGCAGTATCTATTGCTGATAACGGAACATTAACTCTTAGATTTTACAACGGACTTTGGTACATCATTTCGTACTTTAACTCTACTATAGTATAATCTAAAAAAATATTTAACAAATAAATGGCTACACCATTAATTAGAATTCCACAGGAACAAGGGGGAACGATGTATGCATTTTCTAGCGCAGCTAGAGATCTTACACGTGCTTATTATAATCCGGATGTCGTATTTGAGTATTCAAAATTCGCTCTATTAGATATACCAGTAGTTGCAGAACCTACAGCTGGAAGTACAAACAACTACATTCAATTTAGTAATTTATATGAAGGTGGACCAGTTGCTGGAGGCGGTGTTGCTCCAAATTACGATGATACTAACCCAGACGATAATGCCAATCGTCACTTTGCACAGACTTTTCAAAATTACGCTCTAAATTTAGAGAACTTTATATTATCAGATGATGACTTTGATGATTCTTTATATGGATCAGACTCTGAAAAAATCTTTTTTAAATGGTTAAACCATATAGGTGCATTTAGAACAAAAACAGCTACTTCACAAGAAGTTGTTGATGGAATCTCAGCTACTGTTGAGGAAGATGATTCAGTCCAAACAGGTTCTGAATATAGTAAAGTAGTAAAATACTTAGGAAATGTTGACGTGTCAAACGATAAAAACTATGCTGGAGATACATACAATGAAGTGTTTGTGAATGTACCTTCTTACGTAGGTTATACACCAACTGTATTATTTAAATCTTCGGATTACAATACAACAGATACTTTATATCAGCCAACCTCAGAAATTAACGGTAGAGCTGGACAAACACACCCAGATGCTAATATTGATTTAGAATCACTAGCAGATAATAATGACGGTACTATTAATATAGATCCTAACAATACATATAATTATGGAATTGATTGGGAAGAATCACATTATGCTAAAATAGCGTCAGATAAGAAATTAAATAATTTATTAGATTATTCAAAAAGAGGTGGAGATTTTAGATTTAATGCAATTGCAGTTTACTACGACGTATATTCTAAGTCAAATCCGTTTAACAGATCAACAAATTTATATGGTGTAATACTTTTAGATAATTGGAAACAAGATCCAGGAAGTACTGGATGGTATATGCCAGAATTATCTAAGTACAAGCCGAACGAAGTTACTGGATTAAATGGTAATGCATTCGCTTTAAAATTAAATGTTAAATTTAATTCATCACTTGATAATGTTGGAATTGAAAAGAACATCAACGATTACTCTACGTTCTCGATGGATATATTCTTTGATTCAACATCAGCATTAGAAAATGCTGCTAAAGTATTAGCAGATGCAACACACGGTCATAATAAATTAAATACAAGATTAGACGATTTAGAAAGTTTATTTTTAACTTCAGTAAATACTGATAATTTAGCCACTAAGGTAGCTGCTTTAGAAACTTCTCTTGAAGATGCTGCTTTAAATTATAAAAATTCAGGATCAGTTTTAGATATGATATCTTCAACTAATAAGAGATTAAATCAAATAATCAATGGGGAAATACCAACTGAAGTTCAATATAACACTGATGTTATTGGAGCTGGTCAAGGAATTTCTGTTGATAAGTCAAATAAGAGCAAAATCAAATTACATAATTCAAATTATGGTTATGTATTAAATGATGTTCATGAATATGATTATACTTCAAATACAGTACTAGATAAAATAGATTCATCAGATCAATTAAATCCTGCTAATTTCACGTCACGTGGAATTTGGACAAGAATTAAAGGATATGAAAATCTAGTAAGGATTTATTTAAAAGAAGAGACGTTCTCTAGTAATTTGAATATATATTTAGACGATAGTGGTACATCATTCAAGTTGGGTCAAACCGTTAAACTTGTTTTTAGAACTCCTATCTCAAATTTAGATAACAAAGCTATTAACATATATACAGATAAAAAGAATGGATGGATTCTTAAAGGAACGATTAGTACAACTGATCTATTAAGTAAGAAACCATACGTTGAATTAATTTGTGTAGACGAAATAAACAAGACATTCGAACTTGACATTATAAGATAATATGAGTGCTAAAAATTCAATATCCCAATTACTCGAACAGTTTCTAGAATTAAACACTAATTCATTAGAAATTTTCAACCGTATCAATGAAGCAATTTCAACTGATAAAAAGACGGTGACTATCGATCTATACGATCCAACAAATGATGGCGTAAAATCGGTACAGATTCCCGCGTTCGGTTATTTAAAAAGAGAAATTGAAAGATTAGATACTAATTTATCATCTATATCTGATGTTGAATCCACTGGATCAACTGTTAGATTAAAAGACGGTACTTATAGAAAATTATTCACATCAAAACTTAAAGGACCTTCTAAATCAATTACATCTTTAGCAGCTCCTACTGAATTCAATACAAAGTTAAATGAATTCTTTGAGGATTTCTTAAATCCTTTATTAACTATCAAATTAGATGTTAGCGGACAAATCCCAGTAGAAACAGAAAGAGTTTATATTGAAAGATATATTTTTGATTCACAGGATCCTATTTCAACTGATCAATTTGATGAAGTATATAAAGGTTCTAATGAATTAACTAAGGAAGGTTTAGAATCCGATATTGCAGAAAATGGTTTAAAATATCATTTAGATGCTGAGGTAATTGAAATGCCAATAAGAACTATACAATATAGCGGTAAGTTCGATGTTACTAAAATAACTAATGAGCAGAAGTCGCAGGTTGTTGATGGTGTCACTCAAACAAAAACTATTAAATTATTCACTCTTGATAAGTTAAGCTACTCAGATGCTTCTAAATCACTTAAAGAAACTGAAGTACTTAAAGTTAGCGATTCATTAATTGTAAACTCTGGTGAATATAGAACAAGATACATTATTAAATCAATTGATAATTCAACATCACAGGTTGAACTAGAATTAATTGAAGGATATGAAGCTATTAAAATTGGCTCACAAGAATTAACAGTATATAGAGATGTTGATACGGATTTAGATGTTGAAATAAACGTTGGATTTGATGAAAGACAAGTAATCTTTATTAAGCCAGTTGATCCAATATCTAACATAACGGCAGATGATTATTCACCTGGTATTGCATTCTATTCAAATGAATTAAAAATAGACGGAGTTGGAGGAACAAAACAAACTCTTTCTGAATATTATAAAACTGAAGTTTCTGATTTTGGTCAATTTATCAAAGCTCTTAGCGTTGATTATATTCCACCATCAAGCATTGGTATTACACCAGTAACACCTATCTTAGATCCAGCTGATTTAAAGGTAGTTCAGATTAATAAACACTTAACAGACAATACAACTACTAAAAAGATTAAACAATTAAAATCTGATAAATTAGCTTCTGAGCAAAGTTTAAAGAATTTAGATGAAGCAATCAAACAGAAAAAGACTTTATTAAATACTAAGAAGTTTAATTCTAAAGTAGAAAGAGATAACCAAAGAAATGAATATTCAGCATTAGTAAACGACAGAGAGTCGGAAGCTAAATTATATGCTTCTATTGTTTCTGAAATAAAGGCTGCTGCAGAATCTTCTGATTTAGCCGCAGTAACTCCTAAGTTTAGAGTGAGAGGTTTTTATCCAATCCCTGAACCTAGAAAAATCGGTGATGAAATTTCACAAGAAGTTGTTCAATTTAAAATTAGATACAGATATGTTTCAACTAGTGGAAAGACTAGTCAAGTAGATCAAATGTCATTTAAAGATACAACTAATAATTCTAGTAAAACTGCTGCATTTTCAAACTGGGTAGAAGTAAATGGACCTGTTAGAAAAAGAGAAAAGCAAACAGCTACTAGTAAATATGCATGGATTACGGAAAGTGAAGAAGATGCTCAAGCAGTAAACTTCAATTCATTAGATCTTCCAATAAGCTCAGGAGAAATCATTGAGATTATGGTTAAGTCTATTTCTGAAGCAGGATATCCTGCAAATCCATTAACAAGTGACTGGTCTTCTATCGTAAAGGTAGAATTTCCGGAAGGAGAACTTTCAACAGATTCTTTATCAAGTTTAGTTAACTCAAACGAGCTAGATGCTTTAAAAGTATCTATTAACTCTGATCTAGAAACGGCCGGAGTATTTCAGCATATCGAAGATTCTTTTTTAGTAAATGATCAATATTACGTACACAGTGCAAATAAAGTTGCATCTGGATTTTTAACTCAGGAACAATCACCTATATCAGTTTATGATAAGTTATTGGAATTAACAAATGAGATTGAAAGATTAAGAGCTCAAATAGATGGAACAATCGGAGAGTTATTAGTACAAATAATCGATGAAGAAGGAAATGTAACCCCTGTAACTAATAATCAAACGATAAAGTTATTCGCAGGGTATTATGTTAATGAATTACCAGAAACTAACTATAAAGGACATATAGTAACTAAGAACTTTAAAATAAATCTATCAAATTCTAAGGCAAGTCCATTAGAATTAATAGCTAGAATTATTGGAGATACTAAAGAAGCAGCGTATATCTCTTCTACATCTCAAGTATTTGGATTAGGAAATGGAACAATCGATCCGTTATATGCTAACAATGATTATTATACAAATGAGGCTAAATACGATTTGGTTCCAGTTGTTTATCAAAATTTAGAATCTGACGAAGTTGATAGCATTTCACATTTAAATAGCAGTCCAGACCAATCTTCTCAATTAAGAGGTCAGTTTGCATATTCAAGATTTAAAAATATAGCAAATGATAAAGGATTATACGTATCTGAAGATGATGGTAATGCGACAATAGCAAATGGTGATATTGACCAAGCGGATCAATCAGGATATGACAGATATGAGTATGGTATCGCAACGGCATATGGTATTACGCCATCATATAATACAGAGGGTGTATTGGAGTTTTCCACAGATGAATTTACGCCTCTTACTGCGACTAACGGACCTAATGATTTCATATGGAATGGATCAAAAACATCATCAGATACTTTAAGTGTAGTTGAAAGCAACATATACGATAATTCAATATTTATACACATAGATCACCCTTTAGCTGTTAATGGAGGATTAAGTGCTTTAGATATTGCGTCAAATGGAATGGTTGGATTACCTAAAACAACACCATTAAGAGCCACAGATTTATATGGTAAAATGCAAACACCTTTTAAACTAACAAATACAATAAACAATGAAGGTAACGATGGACTTAGAAAGTCTCTTAGAAACTCATTTGATCCAAACGATCAATACTTATTAGGTGGACATTCATGTGGATCATTTTTATTCCTATCACCATTAGATTCTGAATCTTTAACAGTAGATGCTAGTAATAAAAGAGGTAAAAAGGTTATTCCTGGAAATAGTGTAACATCTATTACATTAGATTTAGTATTTCAATATAGAATGACAGATTATTATGGAGTGACCAGTAGTAGTGGTATTGATAATAGCACTGGAAGAGTTGGTGGAGTAATTGGTAACATATTCAATAACTTAACTTATTCTAAGAAAATTGGTGTAGATATTTTAGATTCTAATAATCAGGATTTTAAATTTGATATTGAAGTATATGCTAAATATAGAACAACAGGTAAGAATATAAATTCTATCCCATCATCAATGCTTGCTAACTACAACAATAACGGTGGAAGATTACGTGACAAATCAGATTATTTCTCTGGAGTCGGACTAGATTTTTCTAAACCAACTATTTATAAGTAGTATTATGTAGTACACAACCAACTAGACGTCTCTAAATAATATAGATATATAATATAAATAAAAAGAGGTCCGATAGATGGCAATAAACTATAACATTGAAAACGATAATTTAGAGAAGAAGTCCTTCGCTTTATTAAGAACCAATCCTAAATTGAGTAGCAACATCAAATTGATAGTTAACTCAATAGGAGACATGTTTTTAGGAGCGTTTAAGGCAAATAAGTCTTTATCTAAAGTAGAATATCAAAAATTCGAACTTAATCAAGATGGATCCTATTCAAATGACGTATCACGTTTTTTCAAGGGAATTCCAGTAAATGAAAGATTTCAAATACTTAGAAAGAATTCAGATCTTACACCATATTCTAATTATGCTTTTCAATACGAACAACAATATAACTCTGGGGCAAGTTTTAATTCAACAAAACTCTACGATGAACAACATAAAGTGTTTGCACCTATATGGCTTGACAGACAGATACCAAAGAAATTTATAGTATATCGAGTACATGATGTTGAATACAAAGAACAATATGATGAAGATACCTTAGGTCAAAACTCTAGAATCCTAGAGCTATTAAAGAACGCAACGATAATTAAAACATTTGATCTTACTAAAGAATCAAAATTAGGTAAATACTTACATAATCATGTATATGATAAAGGATTTCCTAAATCTTGTATCAATTTTAACTTTAGTGGTGAAGGAGCTACAGAATTTAAAGGTATTGATACATCCCAGGGTGGGTTTGCAAATAAAAAGGAATTTTTAGCAGAAAACTATCTTAGAAAAGATAATCCAGAAATATATTCAAATGAATTATTAAGTGGTGGATTTGAACGTCATGGTTTAATATCTGCTAATTTAATCAATATGGAATTCATGTTTGATGATACAACTGCAGTTGACTATGAAATATACAGATATTTCGGTTTATATGTTGATGATGTTGAAGAAGGTTCATTTAGCATAGATACTATATCTAAGTCAGGTATTATAAGTATAAAACCAGGTACAACTAAAGTAAATTATGATTTATCAGGTACGGAGTTGGTTTTGGTCGAGGAAGACATGCTACCTAACACAAGTGACTTAGAAATTCCAATTTTATCATACGTTAAATTAGGTGAAAATAATTATACTAATATAATAAACAACAAATCATTTGGACATTTAAAATTACCAGTATCGGTTAACGGTGATGCAATTTTACCAGACTCCTTTACAATGATTCCTAATAAATTACCAATATCATCGGTAAATGTATCTAATAAAGGTTTTATTAAATTTGAGATAACAGAAGTACCTAACATAAATGACAGATTTTATATAGGGGACAAAACCGAAATAGAAATAGAAGGAAATAGTTTATTTGATTTTACATGTATTGCAGACCCTATGTTACCACAAGGTACATTTGTTGGTAATAAATTTTCAACACAAGGCGGTTTAAATCAAACAACAATTGCTATTAGTAAATTAATTACAAAGATAACAAACTACACATGTACCATCGACAACAACACTATAACTATTGAAGATTATGCATCTGGTGATAATAGAAAAAGAATGTCATTTGGTGTATTAAAATTAAATATAAGTAATTTTATTAAAGTAATCACAGGTTTATCTAATTCAATTGGTCTTAATGATCCTCAATTCAATGATTGGAATTTATATACAGCGGACGGAGGTTCTAAAGTAGGTGCATCATTTTTAGTTAAATCTTCTGATTTAGCAAATGTATCTATTGGGCAATATATTAAAGAAAAGAATTTAAATAAGTTTAATAAAATAACTAATATAGTTAAAGATCATAAGGATCAATTATATTATAGAATAGTATTACAAAGAGCATTTAAAACACCAAATGATAATATAGTACAGTTATACGAAAAGTTCAGACCAAGTTTTGGTAAGTTTAGTGCATACGATATAAAGGATTTTGATTTTGATTTCTATAGTACTTCAAATTCTGACCTAGGAGAACTACAAATTGAGTTAGAAACTGAAACTACATATGATACAAATTTTGATAGACTAACACCTGTTTTAAAAGCAGAGGATATTGACACTGATAATAATCAAGAGCAAATATATTCTGAGTATGACAGATTATCTGAAAACGCGTTACAAGACACTGCTCTTAAAAGTAGAATGGTTCCGTCTATCATGAAATTCTCATTAAAAAATGGAACAAATGCTAGAAATTTACCGTATGTTCTAAATGCCAACGAAGCATTTGGTTCAGATAACCTATCGCCTAATATTGTATTAGATTCAGGTAGAAATAGTGATAATTTAAATATGGAACATTTCCATTTTAATAAAATAACCGACTATGTATATGAGCATCCATACTCAGAGAGTCTTAAATCATATACTGATTTTAATAGTTCAGGTGGAATATCGATAGATGCTCTTAAATCAACTGATGTTGATTATTTTAAAATTTATTTTAAGTGGAGTGGTTTATTTTTACCAACAACATCGGGATATCTGACATGGGTTGAAGATGAAGCAAGGAATTTATTTACTAAATTTGAAAATGGAATTGGAGACTTAGATACTAGTACAATATTTAGAGGTCTTAGATATGTGTATAAAAAGAGAAAGGAAGATGTTAAATCTAATCCTACTGAATTTATATCGGGTAATGATGTTAATGATTATAAGTTTGGTGTAGTATTAAATTATAATAATGAATCGACACAGAATAGTGTAGATTATACGGTTATAAAAAACGACACCTTTAAATTCATATGTGTTGTTTTAGATTTAAATGTTGTTGAAAATGATATTACAACTTTATCTAGATCGATAACGTATATGGCTAAAGATATAAAATTGGATGGTGTGATAGTTGATTCTGAACCATTGGAATTTAAAATTGATTTATCTCTAACGGATTGGGAGGATGAAGAACCTAC